TCATCGAAAGTGGGGATGTACGATGTTCGATTGGACTCCTTCTCCACTAAGGAAACTGGGTTGTCTGGAGAAGCATTATTTTGGGGAGGTGTCGCGGTTGGTGATAAAGTGGTGTTTGCTCCCTATTACTCATCGAAAGTGGGAATTTACGATGTCAGATTAGACTCCTTCTCCACTAAGGAAACTGGGTTGCCAGGAAATGGAGCATTTTCGGGAGGTGTAGCGGTTGGTGATAAAGTGGTGTTTGCTCCCTATGGCTCATCGAAAGTGGGGATTTACGATGTCAAATTGGACTCCTTCTCCACTAAAGAGACTGGGTTGCCAGGAGCAGGACATTTTTGGGAAGGTGTCGCGGTTGGTGATAAAGTGGTGTTTGCTCCCGATGGAACATCGAAAGTGGGAATATACAATGTCACATTAGACTCCTTCTCCACTAAGGAAACTGGGTTGGGAAGTAATCAAGCATTATTTGTGGGAGGTGTCGCAGTTGGTGATAAAGTGGTGTTTGCTCCCTATGGTTCATCGAAGGTTGGGATTTACGATGTCAGATTGGACTCCTTCTCCACTAAGGAAACTGGGTTGTCTGGAGAAGCATTATTTTGGGGAGGTGTCGCGGTTGGTGATAAAGTGGTGTTTGCTCCCCATTGGTCATCTAAAGTGGGAATATACAATGTCAGATTGGACTCCTTCTCCACTAAGGAAACTGGGTTGGGCAGTGAAAAAGCATTATTTTTGGGAGCTATATCGGTTGGTGATAAAGTGGTGTTTGCTCCCGACGGATCATCGAAGGTGGGGATTTACCAAATGTATGGATAAGATTCGTTAAAATTAAAATTTGACCTAAAAATACTTATTTATTAAATTATAAATGAAACTTCCATTATATAACTGGGCTTCTATCAAAAAAAACCCATATGACTATGCTAGTAAATGTTCCTATAAAAATTTAGAAAAAATTATAACAATTGCTTCCAATAAATATTACAATGATAATCCTATTATAACAAATGAACAATTTGATATCTTACATAGTTATTTAGAAGAACTGGCTTCTATCAAAAAAAACCCATATGACTATGCTACTAAATGCACACAGGAAAAATTAGAAAAAATGATAACGATTGCTTCCAATAAATATTACAATGATAATCCTATTATAACGGATGAACAATTTGATATCTTATATAGTTATTTAGAAGAACATTTTAAAAGCAGTGAAGTACTTATACAAATTGGCGTTAATGTGGCGTCGAAGGTAAAGACTAAATTGCCAGTGTTTTTAGGAAGTATGGAAAAAATAAAACCAGATACACAGGCTCTTAATGGATGGCAGAAGGACTATAAAGGCCCATATACTCTTAGTGATAAGTTAGATGGAATGTCTTTATTGATTGTATCTAAAGATGGAAAAATAAATGCTTATACAAGAGGTAATGGAACGGTAGGACAAGATATTAGTTGGATTATAGAATTCATTAATATAGGTAAATTAATAAATGGAATGGTTAGAGGAGAGTTAATTGTATCTAAAAAGAATTGGAAAATTATACAAACAGCATATCCAAAATACTCCAATCCAAGAAATTTTGTATCTGGTTATACTGGACGCACTAAAGTTGACCCTAAATTAATGCAATATATTGATTTTATTGCGTATGAATATATCTATTTAGATACTAAACCTATTAAATGTAATGAACAATTTGACAAATTAACTGAACTAGGATTATCCACCGTCTTCCATACCCAAGTAGATACGATATCCAATTTAACATTAAGTATGCTTTTAGAAAAAAGGAGGGCTGAATCAGAATATGATATAGATGGTATTATTATAACAGATAATGGTCTTTATGACCGACCAACTGGAAAGTATCCGACTTACGCAAAAGCATTTAAAATGGTGTTGGATGACCAAACCGCAGAAGTTAATGTATTAAATATTAAATGGGACCCATCTATGTATGGAACACTCAATCCCGTTATTCAAATATCCCCAGTCGTCTTAGATAGCGTGACTATATCTAATGTATCTGGATATAACGCTCGATTTATAACTAATAATGATATAGGAGGATTAATTGGTCCTGGGTCAATAATTAAAATCACACGAAGTGGAGGCGTTATTCCTAAAGTAATTAAAGTTATTAAACCTTATCAAGGACAACAAAGTGACTGTTTGCCTAATATTGCATTATTCGATTTTATATGGAATGAAACCAATGTGGATATCGTATTAAAAAATCCAGAATTAAATGACACTGTAAAGATTAAAAGAATTTATCATTTCTTTAACACATTAGGTGTTTCCTATTTTAAAATAGGTATGGTAACTAAGTTATTTAATAAAAATTACAACACAATTAATAAAGTAGTTTCTATTAAAAAATCTGATTTATTACAAATAGATGGTATAAAAGAAACGCTCGCCGATAAATTACATCATTCTATTAATACCTGTTACAATAAAGCATCTATAAGCGATTTAATGGCTAGTTATCATTGTTTTGGTAGTGGATTTGCCAGACGGCGAATTGAACCCATTCTTAAAATACTACCGACTATTTTAACAGATAGTGTGGAAAGATCAGAACAGTCCGATAAAATAGCACAACTCCACGGGTATCAAGATAAAATAATAACCAAGTTTTTGGATGGATTAGATGAATTTAAAGTATTTTATACTACACTACCAGCAAGAATTACCCCTAAGAAAACATTTATAATTAAAAAACCTCTTCCTAGTAGTAATAAATTTATAAATAGAGTCTTTTGTTGTACTGGGTTTAGACCTGATGAAAAATTAAAAAAAAATATAATATCTAATGGGGGAACATTTGAGAACACGCTTAAATCGAATGTTACGGATCTTATTATAAAATCAAAAGACTCTAAAATAACATCTAAAATTAAAACAGCACAAGATAAGGGCGTTACTATTTTATACTTGGATAGTTTTTTATAAATAATTTTTATATATTATTATTATTATTAATATCCAATTTTTATATAACTATTATTATTATCCAATAGTTATATATTATCTAACATACTAAGAACTTTATCTGTTTCTTTCCTGCTTTCTTCAATTTTATTTAATGAAACTTTAATAGTATTGTTATCTCTATGATTAACAGATATTTTTATCAGGTTATTTAAGATTAAAAGTGATTTATCAATATTTAAAATTGCGGTATCTATTTTTTCCTTTTTTCTTCGGTTTTCAATCTTTGATAAAATATCTAACCCATCCTGTATTTTAGAGAAAGTAGTATCTATATCCATTTATATTTTACAATAAAATTATAATATAAATAAACTTTAACTCTATTACTTATTACTTATTTCTTATTATCTATTCATTATTTTATATCTTTCTAAATAATCACCTATATACTTATTATATTTATCAACACTTTCTACAGTACAACCCTTATCTGAATAATAAACTAATTGTCTTAATAATTCTATAATACTAAAGCTATCTTTATTTAGCGTTTCTATAATCTTATACATTCCAGATACTAATATAGCTTGATACTCACTCTTTGGGGTAGGTATTTCCCTCTCCCTTAAATATTCTAAAACACAGTCAAATAGAAGGGTATTTATAAAGTTATAGTAACAAAATTTAAATTCATTTTTTAATTCATGAAGAACATCAAATATCCATTCATAACAAAGTAAAAAAGACTGTTTATCTAATTTATTTTGTGTAGTACTAAAATATAAAGTGTCATCTGTATCTAAAAATATCCTATTCATAAAATCTTTTTTTTTTACAATAGTAATTAAGTTCTTTTCTAATGAAAACAGTAGAACTAATCGTAGATATAAAGTCATCAAATACTCTTCTCCATTAATAGTAAGATTATGTAATGGTATTACATAATCTTTATAGAGATTATTTATCCAATAATTAGGTGTTATATTTTCTTTAAAATTATCTAATTTTATAATAATATACTCTATATCTAGAAATCTTATTCTAATTGAACGTCTCTTCTTAATACTATATTTAATTACTTTATTATTATTTTGTGAATAATTATCTATTAGTGGATATTCCGCTCTACAATAAGGACATTGTAAATTATATTTTATGGATTCTTTAATACAACTATAATGAAAACTATGATTACACTGTAAAGTATGTTTTTCTTTATTGTGTAAAACAAGAGAGCATATTAAACAACTCATTATAATTGATAAGCCGTTTTACACGAATACGATTTTAAATCAATTTTATTTTAATTTTTAATAACTTTATTAGTACCATTTAATATGACCAGTTCTACATCTGTCTCTATTTTCTGTTTTATTTTATGATCGTTTTCATAACTGTTTTGATAGTCAATGAAACGATCTTTTTTAGTAAATTCTAATGTATTTTTAAATTCATCATAATGACAATCTATTATATTATACGCTGTGTCTACCATATCTCCTATAACCTCTTTTTTAACCCTAATTTCCCACTTTCCCTTGCTATATACTATTGCAAATTTCTCTTTTCGATTTGGTATCTTTATATTATGATTCTCTGGATGTTTTGGATTAAAATGTATGTGTCTTAATAAATCCAAAATTGATCCATATGGTATTTTCAGTAACCCATCTAAATAGTCGCCTGTTAAATAATCTAAATTTTCGTTTGTAAAATTATTAGGAGCTACTATATTGATTGTATTATTTGTAATATTAGTAGTATCACCAACCATATTTATTAATTTTTCTATTTCTTTCCCCATTATTTTTTTCTCTTTCATTATTAATTCATTTTGTTTTTCTATAACTTTTATATAATCTAATAACTTTGTTTCACCTAATTCTTCATTATTATTAAATATGGATACAGTTTTATCCATATTTTTTGTACATTTTTTAAGATGTTTATGTAAATTACTATTTGTAGAATATTTCTTGTAACACTGTTTACATTCATATTTCATTTTGGATTCTGGATTCATTTTGGATTCTGGATTCATTTTGGATTCTGGATTCATTTTGGATTCTGGATTCATTTTGGATTCATTTGGATTCATTTTGGATTCTGGATTCATTTTGGATTCTGGATTCATTTTGGATTCATTTGGATTCATTTTGGATTCATTTGGATTCATTTTGGATTCATTTGGATTCATTTTGGATTCATTTGGATTCATTTTGGATTCATTTGGATTCATTTTGGATTCATTTTTAATTAATTTAATTTTTTGATTAATTTTTTTATGTAGGTCTACAATACCTATATCTTTTATGATTGGTTTACAAATGTTCTTCCTGTTTAAATGATTTTTCAGATTACTTTTATAAATGGAACAATATCCACATCTTTCACAATAATACATTATATTATAATAAGTTTAGGTTTTATTTTTAAATAATTAATTAAATTAATTATTTTAACCTCCTTTCATTAATTGGTTTAGTTATGTGACTGATATATAACTGGTATTTGTTAAATATTATAATTTAATTAGCAGAATTTTTGATTAATTTAATGATTAATTTAATGATTAATTAATTATTTAATTCGGGGGGGGGGGGAACTTGGGTT